TTGTCCATCTCAACCGTGTGTCGTCTGATGCCGGTACGGTAGTGCGCTCCCTCTCTGGTCAGGTCCCTGTACCGCTCGACAAGGTAGTTTATGACTACCGCGGTTCTCCTGTGCCTATCTTCTCGACCGGTTATGGCCGTGAATGGCGTGAGTGGAATACCCTGCAGTCTGAAAACTTCGATGCTCTGTCGGACGATCAGGAAGCACACACCGCCAAACTTCGTCGCGATATGGCGCTCTATGCGCTCGATGGTGATGCTTCGATCACGGTGCAGGGTTATTCGGGTTACGGCATTCGCACTTCGCCGTTCTCTAAGGCCATTAACCTTGGGTCGGCTGCAGGCGGTGCAAACATCGATCTGACCACGGCAACGCCTGATCAGCTCGACGCATTCTTCTCTGGTCCATTCGGGGCCATGCTGGATGCGAACTTGATCACTGGTAAGGTGAATATCTACATTTCTCCTGAGATTGGACGCGCATGGGATAAGTCCTATTCCAGTGCTGAAGGCTTCAAGGGTGGTACGATCTTCGAATTCCTTGCCAAGAACCGCCGTATCAACAAGATCGCGATCACATACGAGCTGACCGGCAATCAGTTCTTTGGCTTCGTGCCTAATGCTGACTACATCCGTCCGCTGATCGGCATGGCCGTGAATACCACGGCAAAGGTTCGTCTCAACCCGACCGATAACTACCAGTTCTTGGTGATGGGAGCGATGGGCCTTGAAATCCGTGCGGACTTCAACGGCAAGTCCGGCGTGTTCTACAGCACTGTTGTCAACTGATGAAGTTGCCCCGCCATCGTGCGGGGCGCTCTCATCCGGAAAGGATCAAATCATGCGTGTGAAAATCACGAAACCCGGCATTTATGGTGTTCAGGGCGAAATTGCTGTTGGCACCGAACTGACGCTCAAGTCTGAGCCGAAGGGATGGGAAGGCCGATATGAAGTCATCGATGGCGATGGCGCTGGCAAGACCGAAATCAACAACCGTGATGAACTGAAGAAACAGGCTGATGAGCTTGGCATCGAGTATGCCCGGAACGCCAGCAATGAAAAGCTTCAGGAACTGATCGACGCTAAACTGGCGGAATAAGCACATGGCGGGATACGGAACGGACGAACAGTTCACACAATGGCTGCTCGATAATGGCTATACGCTGCCAACTGACGCGCCGTCTCCCGCCGTCCTTCGTCAGCGTGGAAGCCAGTATATCGATGCGGTGTATGGGGATCGGTTTATTGGGCGCATAGCCACATTCGATCAGGAACGGGCGTGGCCGCGTATTGGTGCATCTTTGCGGGGTACAGCTATCCCGACCGATGTAGTGCCGCAGGCGGTCATCTATGCGTCTTTCATTGCAGCGTATGAGGATGCAACAAACCCCGGCAGCCTTAGTGTGGTCGGGTCAGTCTCGGGCGCAGTAACTCGTGAGAAGGTTGGGGAACTTGAAGTTCAGTACGCGGGGCCGCAGCCCGACGGTGCTGTATCGCTCACGCCGCTGATTTCAACGGTGGATGGGATGCTTGCACCTTATCTGCGTGATGTGAACGCGTCATGCGTCTTCATCAGATCGGTTGGATGACATGGCAACGTTCAATTATGGGAAGTCGCAAGCTACTGTCCGCCGACTTCTGGATAAGTTTGGCACTGTTTGCGAGATTGTCAGGTGGGTTGCCCCAGATGGCGCGACCCCTTGGGAGCCGGGAGAGCCGGTTGAACATAAATTCTCGGCCCGGGTTGCTATGCTTCCAGCATCCAAAGGCACGATTGAAGCTTTTGATATCCGCCTTGATGACAACCTGATCATGCAGAACGTTCGGTTCGGGATCATGGAAACTCAGATGATGAAGCTATCTGGCCCGGCGGGATTGGACAGCATTACGCCAAAGCCAACAGACAATGTGATCGTCAATGGCGAAACACTGACAGTGCTAGGTTGCACACCACTTAGCCCTGCCGGAATACCTGTTTACTTCCCGTTCGCTGGAAAGGTTTAGCCATGGCACGTCGCCCGTCACGATCACTGACCCGCAAGTTTCATGATCTGACGGAAACATACGAGCCAAAGCTTCGCGATGCATTCCGTCAGGCGATGGATAACGTGACCGATGGCGCTGATTATCAGGCTGTTGTGCGGGCATTGATTGCGAATGATATCGAAGCTGCCATGCGAGCGCTGAACATCAGTGCCGCTGCATTCCGTCCGTTCGACTTATCGGTCACGGAAGCATTCGAAGCGGCTGGACGTTCTGCAGTATCGGATATGCCGATCATACGAGGCCCATC